GCCCTAGTTCGTGTACGACGGTGCTCTTGAACTCATCCGGGCATATGTGGATTGTCCGAGTGTCGGGGTCGTAGTAGTTGTAGCCGCGAGTAGATGCCTGGATGCCCACCGCCTGTCCATCCAACTCCCTGCGACTCACAAACTGAGAGAACTCCCTCACGCCGTCTATCCACTCTTCCTTTTTCCGCGTCATCTTGACGTTCAGGGTGATCGGATCGCTCACGCGCAGAAGTTCGTGCGCTCGCCTGGTTTGTTCGCGCTCCAATCGCCGTTTCTCATCACTGGCGATGCGCTTCTGCTCCATCGCCGCCCGGAAGCGCGCCCGGTTCTCGGATGTTTCCTCGCGGTTGACTGCCGAACGCGCGGCCTGGAACTCGGGTTCGGCAGCCTCCTCGCGCTGGCGCGCCTGCTCGATAGGCCCGTCGTACTCGCGGATACGCTCTTCGATCTCGTCTCGCAGCGTTCGCCTGACGGGCTCTAGCTCTACGGTTGGCGCCCCTTGCTGCGTCGCCGCCTGCTGTTCCGCCGTCGCTACTCCGCCCATATCCTTCAGGCTCTTGACCCCTACCGTGCGGCCCCAGTACGGGTCTTCCCGCCATGCCACCATCTCGGAGAGCGGCGTGCCGGCCTGGTACATCTCAAAGTGCCCCGGCCCCAACATCTGCCGCTGCACGTCCTCACTCTGCCGGGCGAACCACGCCTCCCCCGCCTCGACCTCTGGCCCCGTCTCCGGCACCCCCCGAACGCCCAGGTCCGCCCAGGAGACCGTCTCGGGCACCGCCGCGCACAGGCCGTTCGGGTGGTCGTCTAGCGTCTCTTCCAGCGTGTGCCGTGTGCCGTGCATCGCCACACACGCCGGGCAGGTGCGCCCCGGTATCAACGCCGAATGCCAGATCCAGCCCTTGACCACGTGCGGATTGCGCCGGTAGGAATCCATCGTCGCCATGCGGTGCGCCCGGACGTGCTCCGTCCGCGAGATTCGCAGCGCGTCGGTGAGCGGCACGCCCCACGCCCTGGCCATCGCCGCCGCCGTCACCCTCGGCCCCTTGCCCAGCGCCACACCCTCGACGAGCGCCCGCCCGATCCCCTGGGCCGCCCGCTCGCCATAGCCGGCCAGCACCCGCGTTTGCAGCGGGGAGGATTCCGCCAGCGCCGCCACCAGCGCGTCTACCGCGTCGGTGGGCATCACGGCGAACGTGCCCATGACGCTCTGGCGCATCGCCTCGGGCAGTCGCGCCTCCACCAGCGCACGCGCATCCGCAATGCCCTGCCGTGCAAAGGCGGCCTGCCCTGCCGTCACCTCGCCCTCGACCACCGCACCGTAACGGTCGATCTGCTGGGCCGTCGTGGCGATGAACGCTCTGTAGCGATCCATGCGGCGAATCTGGTTCGGCGTGAGCGTCTTGCCGTCGGCCACCTGCTGCTCCAGGTAGCGCCGGAACGCCTCCGCCTCGGGCACCAGGCGGGCCAGCACCACGCGGTAGGCGTCGGTGAGGCGGGCCGCATAGTCCGCCTCCAGCGCGCCCAGCCGCGAGTGCAGCGCCGCGAGGATGTCACCGGGGAGGGGCATTAGCGCCCGCCCTCCTCAGGCCGCCGGTTGGTGAAGAAGTCTTGCACGAGGAGGGCGCCGACGTTCCCCTCGCGCGCGCTGCGCGCCGCTTGCTCTGCCGCGATGCGCGTCTCCTCCACCTCGTTGTCGAGACCGCGCCGGGCACGGACCGTCTCCAGCGAGGCCACCCCGTTGGTGAGCTCAAACTCATCTCGCTGCCGCTCCGCGGCAGCGTCTTCCGGCAACGGGTCCTGCCAGTGCAGCGTCGTCCAGAGGTCGGGCCCGTAACCGCCCAGCTCCAGAAGACGGCGGTTCAGCTCGACCAGCATGTCGCCGTAGGTCAACCGCTTTTCGTGAGTCTTCTCCAGTGCGTCGCCATACAGGATTTTCAGCGCGAACCCAGAGAGCGCCCCGACGCTCACCTGTGTCGGGTCTAGGTTCGGCGTCCGCGTCACGCGCAGTAGCCACAGCGTCAGTCTCTCCAGGAACGCCAGCGAGCTGCCCAGGTCGCTCGCCATCTCCAAGTTCTTGATCCACGCGTCGGGGCTCGGCAGCAGCGTCACGTCGTCCGCGCCAGCGCGGAGGTCTCCAGAGCCCACCCCGGCCGCCACCGTCTTCGGGTGCGCGTGGTAGCGCAAAATGCGCTGGATGTTCGAGGCGACGTAGTTGATCGCGTCCTGAGTGCGTATCTCCTCCAGGTCAGATTGCCCATAGTATGCACCTGGCAGCGGCAGATTCTGGTTGTCAATGATCGGCGGCCACGAGTACGGCCAGACTAGGTCCGGATTGTCCGGGTCTGGGCCATAGCTGCCCTGGCCTTGCGCGCGCTGGTTCTCGACCTGCCAGCGCTCCCCGTCTCGCGTGATGTCCTGCCGATAGTAGCGAGGCCGACCGTCGTCCCCGGCAGCCACCCACTCGATCCGGTAACGCGTCACACGATCGATGTCCTGCTCATCCCAGTCCACTGTCACGATCTCTGGCTCGAGCGCCACCAGCCGCGGCACCCCCGGGCGCACGCCGTCCGGCACGATCTTGATGAAGCCGTGACCGTATAGACCGCCCGACTTGGCATACTTGAGCAGGAACGTCATCTTTCGGTTGGCGGCCCACACGTCAGCGAGGTACTGCTCCTCCGGCGTCGTCTCGCCCTCGGCCAGCTCAAAGCCGACGCTCTTGCCGAACAGATACGAGGCGCTCTTGTCCACGATCAGCTTGAGCAGATTCAGGATGACGTTATCGTCCGGCTGCCCCGTCCGCGTCGGCAGGGGCAAATTATGGCGGCCGTTGTAGTACTCCCAGTTCCGCCGGTAGGAGTCCAGCCGGTCGCGCCTCTCCTCCTGCCGACGCTGTTCCCAGAGCAGCAGGGACATGTCGGGATGTGGCATCAGTTATCGCCGCCTTGCTCGTCATAACACTGCTGGCAAAAGTGCCGCTTGGCCCAGCGCCGGTGTAGTGGGCTGTCACTGTGAACGCTAGCGTCGCGCTCCCGAGCCGTTTCGGGCTCCGGCGCCGGGTCAGCATAGAGAGATGGCGCGTACTCCACCTGTGTGCGCGTGTTAGCCGCCGCCCATGCCAGCGCCAGGCTCATCACCGTGTCGTCGTGCATCCCCTCGGGCGCGCTGTAGCGCACCAGCCCTGAGGGCGTGCGGTCCATCTCGTAGGCTTGCAGTTCGCTCACCAGGGTCGGGTCCGAGAGAATCTTGATGCTCCCCTGCTCGAATGCGAGGGCCAGCGCCTCCACGATCACCGCCTTCGTCGCGTTCGTCGTCTGGAACCCACGCACCGGGAGGTTGTCGCGCTGCAACTGCTCGATGATCGGCTCGCCCATCGAGTTGTTCTCGGCCATAATGCAGTCGGGCTTGTACCGTTCGTAGAGCGCCTGGAGCCTGCCGCGCTGCACCGCGTAGTCGATCTGGTTGAACCGATCCAGGTACACCATCTCGCGTGCGCCCACGTCCATCACGGTGAGCACGGTAAAGTCGTTGCTCTTGCCCCAGTCCACCCCGATTACGTATTGGCGACCCGCAGCCGGCCCTTGCGGCTGTAGCGTCGCCGCCTCCAGGACTCGCCGGAATACGCCGCCGGCATCGTCCAGAAACAGCGCCTCGTACTCTTGCTGGAAGATGCGCTCGGGCAGGTCGCGGCGAGCTGCCTCGATCTCGCCCGGTGCGATGTACGGGTTGGCGACCGTTGGGAACGTCCACGATTGCCAGTCCGGTTCGCTATCGTCCTGCCCCCGTTGGAATAGTCGCCAAAACCAGTTGCGGCCCTTGGGCGTCGAGATGAACAGCGCCCCGCCGAGCCTATCCGAGAGCGCCGGGCGTAGCGCCTCCGTCCAGGCGGCCTCGCTCATAAAGGCACACTCGTCCATCACCGCCAGCGACAGCCCCTCACCGCGTAGGCTCTGGGGGTCGTCCGCCGAACGCACCTGGACCGTGCCGCCGCCGGGAAAGCGCACCATGAGGTCGCCCTGGCGGATCACCGCCCCCGGCACCTGGCGCCCGAGTCGCGCCACGGCTCGCCACCCCACCTGCGCCATCTTGTAGGACGGGGCCACCCACCAGGCGCGCCCGCCCGAGGCGCCCGCGTGTACGCAGGCCAGGGAGCCGAGCATGGTCTTGCCCCAGCGCCGCCCCGAGGCCAGCACCTTGAAGCGGCACGGCTCATCCCACACCGCCCGCTGGCCCGGATGCAAACGTGGTAACGTCACAGCCATCGTCCCACACCATCTCTATCGCGCCACCGTCCGCGCCCGTCACCTCCTGGCGCTCGACGTAGCCCCTGTTCTTGCCCAGCGTCTTGAGCACCAGCCCTACCGCCCACGGCTCGCCGTTGACCACCGCCTTGCGCAGCGCTAGTTCACCATAGTCTACCAGCTCGCTGCGGCAGTCGTCTATGACTTGGGCAACGGCGTGTACCTTGTCCCGCCGCGTATAAATCGTCTGGGGCGCACATCCCAGTCGCTTGGCAGCAAGCGACACTAGACCGTTGGTGGATCTTAGCGCTTCGATTATCTTATCTGTGCTATACGTGTACGCCATAAGTCTCTACTTTTTCCAGACGCTCGTTCGTCACAGACAACGCGAAGAGGCGGCCCGTAAGC